TTTCTTTTCTTTTAAAGTTTACAGCAAATATATTTTCTTCTAATTGAGTTAATGTACTTAAATTTGTAAGAGAAGGTGGTTCATATCTATTAATTGCAGATATAGAATCTCCTGAACTTGCAGTAAAAGAAGATAATTTCCACCCATCATTTCCTTCATAATTAAAAGTTTTAAAGTTTTTAACTACTGAAGGATCTCTATTTAAAATAACTGTTACATTTGCTGAACTTGTAGCTCCATAAAAAGTTCCATAATTTCCTGTGTTATGTAAATATAATTTATAATCATATAAACTATAAAAACTATTAGCTAAGCTTACTAGATATTTAGGTTTATAAGTAAAGAAACTAGTCCAACCCTGTACACTTTCATCAAATGATAATGTTTTATAACTAGTATCACTTTGAATAGATAAAATATAATTTTTAGTGTGCATATCCCAACCACCAACAATTTTATTAGTAGAAGAAGCGCTTAATTCATCTCTAAAGAAATCATGCATACCATAACCAGAAATTTCTACAATTTCTCCTCCAGTAGATAATCTTAAAACACAACCTCTTTTTCTATCTGTAAAATATTTTCTATAACCATATACAGCAAAACTAAAAGGATCTGTAGATATTCCATAATCTCCAGCATAAGGAACTATTTGACCAATAACTAGTTTGGTAGAAGTTACAGCTGCATTTCCTTCTGCTGAATATATAGCATCTTTATCTATTAAAGCTCTACTTACTTTATCTTCTTGGAAGATAATTAAATTAGTATCTTCTGCATATAATTTTTGTATTGAACCATTAGCTGGATCTACACTTCTTGTAATATCTTCTCCAACTGAAAATTGATTTGTTTGATTTATACCAGTTCTTGAATTAAATATTCCTGAATATATTAAAGTATTAATTCTATTTTGTTGTACAGGATTTTCTTCATCTACATAAGCTTTTACACCAAAATCAACTGTAGTATTATTATAACCTCCTCTGATTCTAGATTCTTCTATATACCAATCATGAGCGGGTGTTGCTGGGCTTAAATAATCATATGGCACATTAGCGTATGGCGCAGTAGGAGCTGGGTTAGCGTTTACTACGTTTTTTAGCTTTTTTAGTAAAAAGGTATTGAAATATTTAACTTCTAATGTGGTCGCCATAATTTATTATTACTTATTTTGCTCTATTATTACTTAACATGTTGCTACATCATCAATTATTCCTAAAGAACTAGAATCTATTTTAAAATAATTTCTATTTCCACTACCAGTATTACCACAGTTATACGAATAATATCCTGCCGCAGCTAAAGGAGAACTACCACCACTTGGTCCAGTTCTTATTTCATCACCAATAGTTGGAGTCGCATTAGTTTGATTATAGTATGTTACAGTTCCACAAGTAGCATTTAAACTACCATCAAAATAACAACTTTGATTAAATACCCCTGGTTGAGACGCGGTAAAAGGTGTTCCTATAACTGAAGATACAACTGTAACAGATTGAGATGCTGTTTGATTTTTAGAACCAGTACCTAATGAAACTCCATTCCATGTGTCTTCTAATTTAATAGTTAATGTATGTGTTCCTGCAGTCGCATTACCTGATACTACTTTACTTAAAACTCCAGTCGATTCATTTATAGAAAAATAATTATTAGTATTACCAGCTGAAATACTCCATTTTAATTGTTGTGTTTTTAATGTCCCATCAGTTGCTCCATTAGCTCCAACATAAGTATCTGTAGCTAATACACCTGTATAACCATCATTAACCCCTACTACAGGATTTAAAGCTACTCCCGCATTTATAGTTGGTTGAACATTTTGTAATTCTATAGGCATAGTTAATGTAGAAGAAACTGTACCCGTAGCATTATTAGTTATCAACATAGACATAGTATAAGTCCTAGGATTAGCATCATAATTAAATACAAAGTCAGTTCCTACCTGTGCAAAAGTATAAGTATAAGGAAGTCCACCCGATTTAGTTACAGAAAAATCACTTGTTTTATTATTTCCATTACCATCTATAACACTAAATTGACTTATAGAGGTGTTAGTTAAAGGAGCTCCAGCAGGATCTACCGGAGATAAACCACTTATGAAATTAGCTGCAGGTGCTTCTTTAAAATTATTAGAAGTAAAAGTTTCCCATCCTGTTGCTCCATCAAAATCTGATAAAATAGCATCATTAAGAGTTGATATTAAACCTACTGTTGAAGTTTCCCAAAAAATCTCTAATAATGAATCTTGAGGTTCAGTTTCATAAATAGCTAAATATGGAACCATACTGTTTGCTGAAACATCTGAAACCGCTCCAATATCTTTAAATGTAGATAATCTTGCAATTAAAGGGTTAGAATCTAATTGATACATGCTAGCTTGCCCTGTTGTAGATAAAGTAGAATATAATTCTTGTCCTGCAGATTGACTATCTTGAAATATTTCATATCCCATGTTTGCATCACTAGCTGCAGAAATAGTAATAGCCGTGTCTGAATAACTTAATTTAGATGTTGTTCCTGTAGGATTAGGAAAATATTGTATATTAGATGCTACATTAGCAACCATTGTATTTTCAACTCTACCAAATAATTGTACCGAGCTTCTAAACTGTTTTTGTTCCGGACCTACTTCTGATAAATCTCTAGGTATTTTGTTTATATTATCGTTTATAAGAACTGTATTAGAAATATAAGAACCAGCAGGAACTGTAGGAAAAGCAGGTCTATCTGTTGCAGCTGGATCTTGATGAGGATAACCTTTTACAATACCAGGTAAATAAACATTATAATAGTCTTGTTCTTGTTGTTTTACTACTACTTTATATGAATACCATCCAATAGCATTAATGTTATAAGAAAACTTTTTATCTGGATTACTACTAGATTGTTGTAAATAAATAGAACTTACTTGTCCAATAGTTGTAACAGTATATTCAGTGATAGAATAAGTTAAAGAAGAGTTTAATGGAATAGTTTGAGTTGAACTTAATACAAAGTTTTGAGAATCTGTTACGGTAACAATAGTAACTCCAGCTGGTAAACCACCACCACTTACAACCATTCCTACTTTTATATTAGCGTTACCAGTCACTAACACTAATGCTGTAGTTGCACCACCAGCTGTATTATCAGAGCTAGTAGTACTTTCAACAGAAGTAGCTACATTGGAAACTTTTACATAATCTATATATTCTCCTTCTAAATATGTATTTATAGCAGGAACATCAGTATATGTTAATCCTAAATGAAAAACATAGGTATTACCACTTATAGTTGGTTGATACGCTGTATTAGCATTATATGTATTATAACCACTACCAATCATTTTTGCATATAATCCAGGTTCATCTCCTTGCGCATTTGGACCACTATTAGTTCCTGAAGAAATAGCACTAGAAATTTTTACTTTTAATGAATCTCCAAACCATTGGTTTATCGCTCCTTGTGTTAAATCTGTATTGTATGGATGATAAATAGTATCGCCTCCATATTCTACGCCTCCTGCCGTGGTACTAGTAGGTTTAATTGAAGATAAAATAACATCAGATTGTCTACCGAATTTATCTGCTAATACAAATCCTACTTGATAATTTCTATTTTGTTTTAATGAATGAGTAGGGTATTCAGCCCAGTTGTCAAAGTCTTCTTCTGTAGATTTATCTCCTGTTCCTACTACATATTCTAAAGAAGTTGGAGGACTATATTTATCTAAAAAATTACCATATATAATTCTATTTCCTGAAGTTTCTTGAGCAAAAGCTTTGACGGGAACTTTATCATATACTCTTACAGTTTGATTTTCTGGTAAAACTTTAAAAGGTTTTCTTGATTGATATTGATATGTATAAATATTTTGAGTATTATCATTTGTATCAGTATTAGTTGTCCATTCACTGGACGAAACAGTATCTAATACTTTAACCGCTCTTGCATCTGATTCTTTATATAAAAGTTGAAAATTTTGAATTTTATAACTTGCAGAAGCTGTAGCACTAATATTTTCTAAAATATCTGGAAATGGAATTAATAATTCAATATTTTGAACTCCATTTTCCATAAATTCTACGATAGTACTTTGATAAGCATCGTTTTCATTTACTGCAGTAATACTTCCACCTCCACTGCCTAAAAAATATCCTTTTTGTTTAGGAATATAAGCTATTTGAGTAAATGGTGCCATTAGAGAATACTCCCCATCATCAAATTCAAATCTATAACTTAATCTTATAAATTTATCTTCTAAATAATCAGGATCTCCAGGCCAATCATTACCATCATTAAAATTTAATGTAATATCTTCTCCTGTCATTGTGGTAGCTAAAAAATAAACATCTCCAGCAACAATAGTTGTTGAAGCATTTAATGTTATAGTAGTACCTACAATATTGGTAACATAAAAATAATCTTTAGCTTCTAAATCTGTATTACCATATTGAACAACAGCCATACCTTTCGCTATTCCGGTAGCATCAGCTACAACAATAGTAGTAGAAGCACCTGTGGTAGCTGTAGTTGTTTTTACTTTTTGTAATAAACCTATAGGTTGATAAGGATTGTATTTAGCTACAGAAATACTACTTTCGTTAGTATAATAATTTAAATTATCTTGTGCTAATTGTAAATTAATTTTTCTAGGTTGATTTCTATTATCTGTCCAAAATAATAAATTTTCAATAGTATTTATACCTGTAATTGGGTTATTTTTATCAAAATTTAAAAATATACCAGAAACTAAAGTTGTTTGAGAAGATGTAGGGATGAATTCAAATATATAACAAGAGTTATCTATATAAGGTAATGTTACAGCAGCTTGATTAGTATACATGTCTCTATAGTCTGTTACAAATATAATCATTTTTTCATTTGTATCATCAGCATAATATCCTATAACTTTAGGTTCAAAAGAAAATGTTACAGAGGCATTCAATGCTACATCCCATCCTCCTGGATGTGCTTTTACTGAAGTATTAGGTGCACTATAACTAACTGAACTTACTTGTTGTTCTGTAGCAACTCCATCAATAGTAGTACCATGAATAGTCATACCAGGTTTTATTGTAGCAGTTTGATCTCCTGTAATAGTTATAACAGCATCAGGCCCTTGACCAATTGAAGCAGTATTATTAGTTTTTGTAATTATTGTAGGATTTAATCCAAAATTAGTAGACAATTCATTTCCTAAAATAGTTTCTAAAGCACCTATATCATCTGATTCAGATTTACCTACAGAAATATTCTGCGCATCTCTATATTCACCGTTAGGTATTAATCTATCATCCAAGTCTTTATTCATCTTGGATTGTAGAAAACTATTTTTAATTTCAGCCATATTTAATATTTAATCCATTTAGATTTATTCCTCATTACTTGAATTATTGTATCAAGTTTAATATTAGATAATCTAATTTTTGCATTTCTTAATTTAGCACTTCTTTCTCTTTTGAATCTTTGTACTACATATTCTTGTATTCCAACACTAGTTGATAATATAGAATATAATATATGAGAATATAAAGCTTCTTCTGCTAATTTAGGTATTCTTAAATCTAAATCATAAGCATTTCCATCAGATATATATTCTAATGTTATTAATTTTTCTTTTAAATCACTAGAAAATCCAAATAAACCTTTTCTATCGTCTACTATAAACCATCCGTTTCTTTGACTGGTTTCAGGGTTTAAACCGTATCTTTGGCCTAATGATCCATTATAATAATTTTGCCAATAAATATCAGCTACATTATAATCATTCAAATATGCTCCACTTATCTTTTTAGGATTATTTGCATCCCACTCTTGAGTGATTTTAGATGTTCCATCTAAATTAGAATTATTACTATCTTGAGTTGGTATACCTTCATTATCTTGAATTGGAGTTGCATATGGTCTTAATGTAAGTGCATTTGCTGGATATATTGTGTGTTGTACACCCATGCTATCAATAAATGATAATCTAGTATAATTAACATAATCTTGAGGCATTACTACAGCTAAACTTTCCGGTACACTTAATTCTTGTGATCTAACACTTCTTAAAGTATCATAACTAAATTCTTGTAAACCTCTTTTAGCATGAAATATTACATCGGTTCTTTTTACACTTGGAATAAGTTTTCCAGGTCCAACATAGGCAATAAGGAAATTATTTATTACATCATCTAATCTAGTGTATGAATAATCACCATGCATATCCCATAATGTATCTTCATTCATTTGAATTTTAAGATATGTAGAAGCTGGTAATGAAGCATTTACAGTAATTATATTAGCTGCTTCTGTCCAAGGACTAGCAAATTGAAATCTTAAATCTGTAGATACAGGTATTTGAGTAGTTATATTACAACTTATACTTGTCCAAGGATTTGAAGAATCTGCAAGTACAGTTCCATATACTACGCCTGTTGAAGCATTTACTACAGTCATGTCTTTTAAAACATCTGCGTTTGCTAATGTTAAAGGAATATTAACTGGATTACCTACTGCAACTATAACAGCAGTGTTTTTTCCTGTAGTAGAAGCAATTGCTGATGTTGGGTTTAATTCTGTCCATGTATTAGCATCGGCGCTGGTATATAGTTTAAAGTTGTTTAAATTATAACCATTAGTTGCAGGATCTGAATTACCAAATACTAAATTAGTTTCAAAAGTACTAGTAAAAGTTTGACCTACACTTGCTGTTGCGGCTGTATTAAACTGCTGTGCTCCTGCGTAATATTGTCTGTTAGTTTCGGTTATTAAACCACCATTAGGTATAGGCATAATTTATTAGCTTTGTTGATTTATATTTTCTTGTTGTACTTGTGCGGCTGCTACTTGAATTATTTCAGGATCTTTAATAACTACTCCTGCATATAATAGTATTTTTAATATTAATTCAGTTTGATCTGCTGGGTGTAATTCAAAATTATATGAACTAACAGCGCTATACAAATATTGATTATTACCACCTAATGAAAAATTCCATATTGGAGGTAAAGGTTTTCTTATATAACTAACTGATAATCCACTACTTATACTTGTAGGATAAACAGTGATTTGATTATTTTCATATAAATAAATTGGATTTACAGTTGTAGGTTGGGTAAGTTTAGAACTTAATAAATGATATAATTCTCCTCTATCTACTCTTTGTAATTCTTCTGTATTTAAAGCTCCAACTTGGTATAATACCTGTCCTAATCTATAAAATTGCTTAGGATAATAATTTACAATTAAAGTTAAACCTGTAGTTGGTTGAGAATGAAAATCTATATTTAAGCCATTTATAGTATATTCAGAAGGACTTATTAAACTACCATTACCAAATACTTGAATAACACCATTTGGAACCTGAGCAGCTGTAATAGTTTGAGGAGGTGCTGCTGTATTATTCCCAATAACATATTGAGTTGTAGCTCCAGCTGTTGCTGTAGGTGCTGTTTCCATTCCTATAACAGAGGCTTTACCTGTGTTATGACCTAATTGTTGTGGTAAATTGAAAACATTGCTTGAAGATATTGATGGTGCGTTTCCAAATTCTTTGAATATAGAGATTTTTTCATCAAGATTTACGACTCTATCTGCGTAATCTGTGTTTGCTTGTGGAACTCGTAATTGCTGATTTAAACTATCGAAATATGTTTCAAATATTTCTAATTGAGTTTGAGTACCTATTTTATTAAACTCAACAGGTGTCATATAACCTCTCTGCTCTTTATTTAGTATTAATAAAACGGTTTGATATACAGTGTTTACGTTTATTGCCATTTTAATTTTTTATGTGATAATGACAGGGCCACATTTTAAGTGACCCGCCATTATAATTATAGTTACATATTCTTATAACTTTTTCTCTATTGTTTTGTAAACCTCTACTCCTTCATCTGTCTTAAACCATGAAGCTATTGCTGAATAAGGATTTTCATCAAATGGAATTGTTAAAAGTTTTCTATTATTAGATCCCCAATGAAATGTTCTTTGGTCTTGTGATAATTTAATAATTCCTACTTCTGATGCTTTAATAGCTACGTTTCTTAATCCAACATTTTCATCGTTAGCTATTGCCATAAATGCTGTAGGATTTTTCTTAGCCATTAAAAGTAAATCTCTTTTTATTTCTTTTGAACTCATTTTAGATACTGATGATCCTTTTTCTACTCTTAAAATAGCTTCAGCATGATCAATATCAAGTTCTTTTGCAAACATAAGTGCTTCGATTTCCGAATGTATTTGATCTACTTCGTTTTCTGCAATTACATGTGGTTCAAATTCTTTATAAGTAGTCCCTTTTCTTGGGTGATATATAGATAAAAGTTTTTGTAAGTTTTGTTTTTGTTTTCCTACATTTAAAACCCCTTCTTCAAATATAATATGCCCCATTGTTGCTTCACCTTTTTGTTCATCTACGAACGGTGAATTTTGGTTAGTTGCATATCTTAATTCTCTTTGTTCCCCTTTTGCTTCATCAAACCATAATAACGGGTATCTTGTTGAATGTCTTGATCCTAATCTATAGGTTAAAGGAGAGTGTTCATTTAATAAAAGATATGTTCTATCTTTTATTTCCCACTGAGTTTTTTGAGGTTGTTTAACCTCTACTTGTTTTTTTACTTGTACTGGTTCTTCAACCAATACTTCTTGTTTTTGTTTTGCCATGATATAATATAATATAATTAATAAAAAATAAAGAGAATCTCCGCCCGAAGACGGAGATAAACTTTAAGTAAGAATAATCTTAGTTTTGGAATAATACGAAGTTATTCGCAGCTTGAGTTACTAGACATCTTTCAGATAACCAGTTAACTACCATCTCATCTACTTCAGAAGTGTAAGCACCACCAGCAGTACCAGTGATCCAGTTTTTATATCTTCTGTCGTCAGCTTGTGAAGCTCTATATCTTACGTGCAAGAATGGTCTTCTAATGTTTGTACCAAGAATTTGGTCATAAACAGTTGAAGTTCCAGCAGGGATAAGAACACCATCGATGTTATTTACTGTAACAGCACCTCTTGTAGAAGCGTCGTTTAAGTATTTCCAACTAGTTTTATAGAAGTCATAAGAACCTCTTCTAAAACCAGAGAAACCTAGATTAAGAGCCATGTCTTCTGAATTTTCAAATAATCCATAAGCAACACCTCCAGCTACTCCAGAAGAAACTTGACTTAACATATTGTCAAATTCAAGATCCATATCTCTATTCAAGAAAAGCATGTTTTCTTCAATAGCACCTTGAGTATCTAAGTTTTTAAGTACTTGATCGAAATCAGAAATACCAGTTGCACCAGCGAATCCGCTAAATACATTACCTCTTGCAGTAATTGCAGCAAAAAGACCTTCAGATCCATGAGCATTAATAGTAGCTGAGAATCCAGGTACATTTGCTTGTTGAGCAGCAAAGCTGTTACCTCCAGCACCTGTAGCTAATTCAGATTCAACCATTGCCATTTCTAAATAGTCATCAAATCTTAATCTTGTTTCAGATTCAGATTTAAGATACCATAAGTATCCTGATGTACCATCTTCAGTAGCAACTTCTACCCAACCAATTTGAGCCATATCAGAACCATTGATAGCGTATCTATCTTTGATAATAATTGGCTGATTAGAAAATTGAGTAAATTGAGGTTCTACAGAAAAAGTTCCACTTGCAGTTCCTTTTGCAAATAATGAACCATATACAAATATTTTTATATTTGTTCCACCAGCACCTAAAGTAGACCAGTTGCCTAAAGTAAAAGGATAAGCGGTTACATCTGTAGTTGTACCAGCACCAGCAGCGACTGCTCCAACAATACCTTTAATAGTAACTCCCGTTGCAGGGTTCATTGCTACAATAGTATCATTCGGTGCAATTGCATTTTGTATTGTACCAGCATTAGTAGGTACATTAAAAACAGCTCCAACTCCAGCAGGTGCAGTACACCCAGTATATGCAATATGTAGTCTGTTTTGTTCAGACCAAATTACTTGATCTGATGTCATTGGCATTTCAGCGCCAACCATTCTAAGGAAACCACCTAAGGTTCTGTTTCCATATCTTTCAACTTCTTGCTCATATATCTCAGGAAGATATTGTTGCGCAAAGTCATTAGCTCCACCATCGAAAGCTAAGTAGTTACTTTGTAACGTTTGTTGTACTTGTGAAGGCACTATTGCGCCAAACACAGGGGCTATTGTTCCCATAATAATTTAAATTGTTTTAGTTAAATTTACGTGTTTTGATTTTCAATTTTGAAGAATCAAGTCCACTAATCGCTTTTACTTTTAATCCTCCAACAAAAACGTCTTCTGGAGCTGTTGCTCTAGCTTCTGTTTTTACGTTTTTAGATTGTGCAGCAAGATCTTTTACAGCGTCGGCTTTGCCTTGCTCGTAAAAATGTTGTGCTATAGTGTCAGCATTATTAGCAGTGTACATAGCTTTATGATAACCTTTCACATCTGTAACATTTCCTTCTTTATCTAAGAACTTCTTAATGGTGTTGGAAATATTTGATTGACTATCAGCAACGTCGTTTACATTTTTTATTCCATATCTAAATTTTTTTTCTCCTACTGAAAAATCAAAACCTTTGAATTCAGGACCGAAATAATCTTTAGTGTCGGACTTAAATGTAGTGTGTTGCTTGTCTGCTACTACTTGCTCTTCGTTGTAGCGATTGAAAAAGTCAACAGCTTTTTTCTGTTCTTGAGTAACGCCGGGTCTCAACTTGATTTCCTCGTAATACTTACTCTTTAAACCTTCTAAATGCTCTTTGGCTTTTGCAACCTCTTCTTTATAAGCGAGTTTCGCTTTTCTAACGTCTCGCTCTTCATCTACATCCTCATCCCAAGAGAAATTATCTTCAATCATGAAATTAATTTCTTCAGAATTTAAATGTGATTTCGTTTGTTTATAATACTCTCTTAATAAAGTATCATTATCTACGTTTGAATAATCATGATTTAATCTTACATAATCTTCTAATGTTCCACCAGTTTCTTTCATAAAGTCTACGACTTTTACGATATGTTCTGGTAACGTAGGTATATCTTCTTTAGGAACTTCATGTGATATAACAGCTTCTGCTTTATCATTAGGTTCCATTTTTTCACCTATTTCAACAACCTCTTCTTCCTTTACAGGTTCTTCGATTATTTCTTCAATAATAGGTTTTTCTTCTTTTTGAACTTCAGCATCTGGGCTGGACTTTTGTACTTGTTCTTCTCCTCCAGTTCCCACGCTTTCGCTATCTCCGGGTGATTCGCCCACAGGTATTTCCTCTGTTGGTCTGATTGAAAGGGCATCTTTTTGAGTTTTTAGTTCTTCAGTTTTTTCAACTGGTTTTGATAAATCTACTTTTATAGGTTCATCACTTTTTACTAGATTTTTAGGTCTTTTGACCTTAAGCTTTCCAGCTTTTTCTTTGGTTTCTGCCATAATATAATAATATAAAATTAATAAAATTGTTTATGATAATACAGGTAAATCCATACCTGAATTTTCAAAATCAGTCGGAGGAAGATCATTTTGACGTTGTTCGATCATCTTCGACTGTTGAGTTGCTTGTAATTCTGTTCTTTTATCTTTTCGATCTTCAATTTGTGCTTCTTTTTTTGTGCTTGCATCTACATCCATTTGTTTGAGTTTCATATCATACTCAAATTGTTGAGCCATTTGTGCCCTTTCAATTTCTGCTTCAGTTTCCATTCTCTGAATTTCAAAATCAGATTTAGCTTTTTCAAATTGAACATTTGTTTCATTAACCGCTTGTGCTTTTTGTACATCTGACATAGAGGCTCTTTCAGCAGCTTCAGCGTTAGAATCTGCTTGTGCCTTAATATTAGCCATTTGAGATTGTTCATCAGCTTGTTGTTTTTTAGTTCTTTTGTATTTAAGAACTTGATTAGCTAATGTTAAATTTTTAATTTCCCTAATATCAATTGCATCTTCAAGGTATATTTGATTTTGTTGTAAAGCCATTTGAATATTTTGTTCAAGCATAGCTTTTTCTTCTTCTTCAGGTTCTAATTCTAAAAATACTCCAAAATCATATAAATGTAAATTATCTATTTCACTTAAAGTAGCTACATTAAATTTTCCTATACTAGCCCTTAAAGCATCATTTGTTAATTCAAAATCTAACATATCTGAAACTCTAAGAGAAATATTTTCACAAGTTTTTAATGTTAAATATAAAGCTCCATTTAAAATATGTTTAGTTGCCGTATTAGATGCGTTTGCTGCCATTTTTTGTAAACCAACTAAAGCATCTTTTTCTGGCATACTACCATCTCTAGCTTCATTAAGTCCGGTTACATCTCTAATCATTTGTAAATAATACTGATAAGTATTTATTAAAGATGCTATTTTACCATTAGCACTTGATGTTTGTAATTCTTGAATAGGTACTTTCCCTCGATTTGGATCACCATCTTGAGTTAAACTTCTACCAACTATACTACCAGTTTGGAAATACATATTTAAAGCTTCCTGTGGATTATAATTAGTACCATTACCTAAATCAACTTCAGAAAGACCATCAACATCTACAAATAC